AACCGCAGCTACTAATACACATACTACTAATACAAATTTAACTAAAAAAATTAATAATAAAAAGGATTCAACGAAGAAGGATGACAGAAAATCCAAGTATGAGAAGTTTTATCTATAGGGGGAATTATGATGTACTTAACGCTCAAGGATTGTGCCGAATTAGCGCACATCAATGTTTCGTCGGCCCGCTTCTATAAAGACAAGGAGGAGTTCAGAAATTACTTCAAAACATCAGGAGAAGGTAAAAAGATTAAGTACGAGCAGGATTCAACCGTAGAACTACTTTCGTTTATCAGTAAATCATATGCGGAAGGACTTGACGCAGATCAAATTGTCGAGCTGATGGATAGTAGATTTGGTATGATAGTTACCGACCTAGCAACGCAAGAACCGGATAACAACACCGAGACAACGCAACAAGAAGATTTAGTGCATAGTCTTCGTCATGTTTTACTCGAAGAACTAGCTAAGCAGAACCACATTATACTAAAACTTCAAGATGAGCTTGAGAATATGAAGGCGGAATTTAAGGAAGGGCTTGCAGGACTCTATGAGAAGGTTGAGAATGGACATAGGGACGCAGAATCCAGGGACCTCGAGGTAATGCAGAAGCTCAATGATATTAAGTTAATACAACAGCAGCGCAATAAGAGGACCTGGTGGAAATTCTTCAGCAAGTAACTGGTCATATTTCTTGAAAACTCCCATAAATATATATCAAGTTGATATGAGGGAGGTTGCTCAATGGAAAAGAAAAAGAAGCCAGCACTAATCCACTTCTCCACCCCACTCTTGAAGGATTTAGACGCTTATGCGAAGGGTTGCGGTATAAGCAGGAACGCAGCAGTTAATTTAGCTTGTTCAGAATTATTAGGTGAAACAGAACGGCTGAAGGAAGAGGCAGACCGATTGCGGTCCCTTGTGCTAAAGTTAGCAATGTCAAAGGGGGAGCAGGTATGACTTGGATTACCTTAGTGATTGTATTCGGTCCGCTCTTATTCATTTTCATGCTGCCTGAACATCATGAGGCTGTTCCTATATTCCAACCCAAGAGGCGCAAGAGGGGTTATAGGATTAGACGAACATTATAACAACATGATATAGGGCATTGTTCGGATAGCCTCCCTCAAGCCCTTGTAGATTGTGCTAAAAGTGGCATATTAGGCAGGGATAAGTTAAGTAGGGGAGAGTGGGGGAGCGAAATATCCGAACGATAGTAACTGAAATAGATAATACCATCCGAGCTGGATGGTATTTGTTTGTGCTATTCTTTATAAGGCCATATCCATCCTTCGTCATCGTGTATAACCTCAACTACGTATTCATCCAGACCTAATGATGGCATTGTGTTCCTATTTTCATATATTATGGCATGACCTAAATCATCAGAGAAGCAATCATCACCCGTTAATTCCCTTAAATATTCTTCCTTCCCATTGACTAATAGTCCTATTGCATACTTCTTGACTTCACTAGTTGCATTTTTATTAATTTCCGCGTTAATCTCATTCATCCCTCTTCACCCCTACAATATTCTCAGTCCATCAACCTACCTACAGTAATAGGTTTATTGCATTTAGGACATAAATTCAAATCATCATCCCTATGGATATATTTAAAGAACTTCTCGTTCCTTGACACAACTCTGCTTTCTCCGCAATTGCTTTTATATAACCATTTGTTATGATCTTTGAACCTCCCTCCGCTTTAGAAGCGGGGGATTCTTGGGAACACCTCAACCAATGTTGAAGTTTAACTAAGCTATCCCTGTAGTCCCTACAGTTCTTTAGCACTATGCTAATAGTCGAAGCCCTTCGGCAAGTATGTTCTTTGCCGCATTTAAGTCTCTGTCGTGTTCAGTATGGCAACTTGGGCATTCCCATGTTCTAAGATTCAAATTTTTAACTTCCTTGTTGCGATAGCCACAACATGAACAAAGTTGGCTTGATGGGAATGTCCTGCCTATCACTGAAACGATTCGCCCATACCATTTGGATTTATATTCTAACATGGTACGAAATTCAGACCAACCAACATCTGCAATAGATTTAGCAAGTTTATGATTTTTGATCATGTTGCTAGTTTGCAAATCTTCAATGCAAATGATTTGGTTGTTCCGAATCACCTCAGTAGATAATTTTTGCAAGAAGTCACGCCGACAATTAGCTATCTTTTCATGATGTTTGGCAAGCTTGACTCTAGCCTTATTGCGGTTTTTGCTACCCTTTTGTTTTCGGGATAGTGAACGTTGGAGCTTGGTAAGTTTTTTCTCCATCTTGCGGTAATATTTTGGATTGTGCATCTTCTCTCCGGTTGATAAAATGGCAAAATCCTTAATACCTAAGTCGATGCCGACGAATTGATTGACTTCCGGTAATAATTCAATTTCAGTATCGACTAATATGGATACAAAATATTTACCTGAAGGATTACGCCTAACGGTGGCACTAATGATCTGACCATCAACTTCTCTAGATTTAGCAAATTTAACGAATCCTAGCTTTGGTAATTTAACCATATTATCGACTATTCGTATATTAGAATTAGTGCATTTACTTGTATATGACTGAACCGGATTGCGTTTTGATTTGAATTTAGGATACCCAGTCTTTTCCTTAAAGAACTTTTGATACGCAAAATCTAAATCTTTCAAGGTGGATTGCAATGATGTAGAATCTGGTTCTTTTAGCCATTCAAATTCTTTCTTTAATTTAGTCAGCATTGCGGAACATCCATTGTAGTTGATAGTTGCATCATATATTTCATAGGCGTTTTTGCGTTCATTCAAAAAGTGATTGTATACAAAACGATTACATCCAATAGTTTTGGCTATTAATACTTGCTGCTCATTACTTGGATACAACCTAAATTTAAACGCTTTATGCAATTGACTAACACCTCCTTTCTTGATACACTAATTATAGCACGTAATTACGTGCAAAACAAGAAGGAAGTGCTAGTTATGAGAGTTAAATTCACGACTACTTTAGATTCTGAATTACTGGAAAAGATTAAGATTCGGGCCATTAAGGAAAAAACAGATGTTAGCAAGATACTTGAAACGTTGATTGAGAAGTACCTAACGGAAGGGATCGACGATTCATCTCCCACCTAAGAGGTGGGAGTATTCTCTCCGAACGTAGGATAAATTCTATACAAAACCATTTGCAGTATTCAGGCATTCTGCTTCACCCCCTACAATATTGATTTTTCAAATTCTAAGTTATCCTCAATATTTATGACAAGCTTACTACTCGGTATATCTATGACATATTTTATACCTAACCTCGTTAATGTATCCCGCAATTTACCTACTACTTCCATTCGCTTTTTTAGTTCAAGATCAACCCCCAAGGCCTCCCTTGCCGCCTCCCACACCATCATGAAGTCATCACTAGCAAATATCCTGCGTGTATTTTTATGTCCCATCGAATCACTCGTTTTCTGGCATTGTCTCAGTAGTCCTTCAAGGGCATTTTCTAACTCTATAATTCTTTCTGTACTGTCATTTGACGAACTCATTTCTTCCCTCCCTAAATACATCCTCAATCCTCTCAACCATCTCCACAGGCAACGCAACCCTACACATCTCATAATTACTATACGTTGCAGGAGATATACCCAATAACCGCGACATCTTCATAGTAGTGATAAGTAGAGACTTCCTTCTGCTTTTGATTAACTCCATGAATATCTTATTCCTTCTGTTGATTTCAGTATTCAACTCTTTCTCCCTTGATGCATCTACCTCAAGCCTTACCCTATTATGTTTCAACTCACAGTTTAGATTGTGGCAATCATACGTCCTGCCATACGTTCCGTTCGGACCATCCCATAGGCCGAGGATGTATTTAGTTGGTTCGTTGCAGGTATTACATTTCATTTGGATTCTTCCTCCTCAAAACTCCCAATACCCTCATTGGTCTCCTCAGCCATCAGCAAGCACTCAAAACTCTTATGAATAATCATTTCAGGCAACTCATCATGCCATTTAATTAGCAGAACTTTATCACCCTCTAGTATGGGCTTTGAGCATCCAGCGCAGTTAATCATCTACTCGCACCTCTAACCCCCACGACATAATTACTGTACTGTCTGGAAGAAAAGGTTTTCCCCGCAATAAATAAGTTACCTTTTTGCTGAGTTCGTGACCGGTATAAACCTTATTAATAGGGTGATATTTTTGAAGAGTCAGTATATCTCCAACTGAAAAAACACGATCATCTTCTTGCCTAAGCTCGAATGTCTTTTCTCCGGTCTCCACTGCATCGTAAAACTCAGGCCATGTTTTTAGGAAATGCTCAGCCATCTACTCCTTACCCCTCCTTACCCATCCATTATCAATAATCACATGCACTGGGCAAAAGTGAATATCTTGCCACTCTGCACCTTGATTAATAGAGTGCTTTTCGCAAAGTGGTTGGTCGCATGTTTTGCGTGGCCCTACTGGATAATCACATAATGATACTGAGACATCGCCACATACGGAGCATGGCTCTACTCCCTCACCACACACGAACATGGTTGATCCGTCTGGATATGTTTTTATTGCACATCCCAAGGTTTATTTACCACCCTTCTTCCTAATCTCTCGAATAGCCCAAATCCTAAACCAAGCACTAGCCGATAATCCTTTAGTCTTGGCAAGTTCCTTTACTTCTTCGACTTCTTCCTTTGTCTCAAAATATACTTTGACATGCGGCTTGTTTGCTTTCTCTTTCACTCTCTATCCTCCTTAACAAATCAGGATTATCAATGGAATTTCCCAATACTTCCACAAACTCGAATTCCCCGATCATAAATCCGCTATCTATAATACTAGCCACTAAGAATTTTTCGCTATGTTCCCAGTAACCTTGATGATATTCCCCACCCCAAACACGAACGATATCTAATTCGTATATTTCTTTACCCTTTACTCCCTTTTCATTTCTTTCTGTCTGTCCGATAAATTGACCGACTGATTCATTATTAACGAATGCCCACTCTAGAGAAGTAACTCCGTCCTCTTCAAAGCGATTGCATGTATCAATGGCAACTCCCAAGAACTTCTCAATCAATGATCCATATGTCCATTCTCCGTCAACAGTCTTCACCCCCCTAAATCTAATTTTCCTCATTGTGATACCTCCAATAGTTCAGTATTTCCGAGTTTGTTGCCGACAACTTCAAAGATTTGAAAGTCCTGCCATATTCCATATTGCGACTTTAACTGATTGTCAACTACAACAAATTGACACCATTGTTCACTGTACTCAACAGGTAATGATCTTCCGTATTCACCTCTTAGTTGCCCATTTGACCCAACGCTTTTCCAAAGTCGCAAGATATCACCCTCGTAAATCTCCGTACCGTTTTTATCACGAAGTCCTGTGCATTGTCCGACTGTTTCAAGGATAACTCGCACTAACTGAGCTTTATTGACTATATGATACCTAGTAGAACCATAAGGTGATTCAAATTCACTACCATCCTCTACGACATAATAACCATAAACCCACTCTTTGGTATCAATCCTTTTACCGCGAAACTTAATTTCCCTCAAAATAATTCCTCCAATCTAATATACACCTAGTACCATTATATACCCCTGCAAGTACCATGTCTAGGGCAAAAAAAGAGAAAGCATGGTCAATATTTATACCTACTTAGCCCTGCTAGTATGGAAAGGCAAGTTCTTCCCATTTAGGCATTTTTGACAATCAAGAAGGTTTTTCTTTTCGCAGGTTCGGCAGGTCAATTGTATTCTTACTGGTTTAGCAGGTTTGGTGATCAGACTATCCATAAACTCAAACACTCTCTCTATTTGTTCCTCATTCATCTTGGACATCTTTTGAGTAATTCGTGCGCTATGCGCTCTATTGAAGTCGTGTGTGTTTTTCCTGTCGTTATGAATAACTGAATGACACTTAGTGCAATAGAAAGTTAAGTCCTTCAATCTTTCGTCACCTAAATATTTGTAAGTATTATGGTGAATAGAAAACCCTGTATTAAACGTTCCCTTGCATCTTTGGCATGTATAACCATCCCTTTCTGCTACTTCTTGTCGCAATCCCTTCCAATGTTTAGTTTTTAGATAATCAGTGTAGGTTTCGGCGACTTCACCAGTGGCGCATTTTATATTCTTGAATAAATGTCCTTGACTTGCTTTTCTATGATTGACGGCCACTTTCTTTGTCATCGTATTTCCTCCGATTTATTTAAAAGTGTTTGCCTTAATACAGTGCACTAGGTATCCGTATACGAACACACACTGTATTAAGGTCTATTCTAGTTCCCACCTAGTAATTGATTAACATATCTCTTTGTTACATTTAATGTTTTACTCAATTCCAATGATGACATTTCGGGGTTATCTTTTCTTAATTCATCGAGTCGTTTAATTAAATCCTGTTTCGCCTGTTGTCTTGGGGTTAAACCGTTCTCATTCTTTCGACTAGCTAATCTCGCAACGTTTCTTCTTCGATACTTTTCATGAGTTCCTATTATTGTTTTGAGTTTTACTTGTTCTGCTTCTGTAATTGTTAGTCTATTAATTAGGAACTCATTCGCGTACCAGTAACCAGGCTTATCCTTCATGCCTTTAGTGACTCTTTTAATTAATCCACTATTTCTGCCCTGCTCATAGTCGATGAACTTCTTTACTGCCTTACTGACTGATTTACAGATTCCCTTAACCTCACTGTCGAGCAATGGTTTCTTAAATTTCCTATTGAACTCCATAACGTCCATTAAGAGTTGTTCTGTATCTCTGATATAAATTCCATTCCAATAACTAAAACAATGGAGGATAAAGTTTCTCGAACCTTCAATATCATAATTCCTTAACTTGCATAGTTTTTCGATGTCCTCTGCTCTGTTCATGTGAAGGCTATATGAGTTAAACAGGTTCTTAACTACGCAAGCTTTTCTAGGTTTATAATCTTTTGACTTGGCAATTCTATCTTGCCTTTTCTTTTCATAGTTGAGGTATTCGTCCCTAAGATCAACCATTGAATAGTAAATATCATTGTCGATGTGCAGTATCTTACAGGTTGCATTATTACGGCTGTTTATAGTACCCGGTAATCTAAGTACCCTCGCGCTGTCTGTCGCGCTATAGTCTGCGCCTAAGTCTACTAACTGATGATATAGATAATCCTCTAGTTCTTGGAATGTTTGAAGTGCTTGTTTTGGTGCGTTTTTGATTCGGAAGTATAGATGAAATCCCCTACCGCTATCCACGATCATACTAGGCTTAGGAATAAGCTTCTTTGCTACCATGTCCCATATAATAGCCATTGTGTCGCCTTTGGTGTGCTTGCCATACTTTTCTATGTCTAAGTCGATAAACAGGCTCCTGTACTGCCTTATATTGCTTACAGATCGTTTGCGAACCCAATATGTATTCGGGCTAACATAAGTATCCTCACGACCGTTAGTATCCTCCATATCAAGTCTGAGGCGTTCCATGTCGGTCGTATAAGTTTTTGCCATCTTTTCCCCGCGTATGATCTTCATGGATAAGAATGATATAAAACCATCCGTAGTATCGTCAAATAGATGCCTATGGAAAGCTTCAATATCTGTTTGTCTTTGAGCTAACGGCATGGTTCACTCACTTCTTTTTCATCTCCTTATCCAGAATCCTTCTCACAATTTCAGATTTACTTATCCCTAATTTTTCAGCCATTTTCTCCAACCATTCGCGCTGTGTATCCGTGATGGTTAAGTCAATCCTTTTCAACAAAACACCTCTCTTTTATACGTTGATTATACTACTTACTGCGTATAAATACAAGCAATAAGAAGCTTGCAAGTTCCTATATTTGGGCATAAAAATAACCCCCACCATTACGGCAGGGGTTAAATCTTTACTCGTTATATAACTGGTTTACAACCGTCTGATACACGGTTTTTCGGGTTAGCTCCCATACCTTTTAGCAGAGGGGTTTTGTCCCGTAGGAGTTATTAACCACTTTTTCCCACCAGTGCGTCTACGTTTCCGCCACTACACACTTTTAGTATATCAGATATTAGGCAATGAAAATAGAGCGTCCTCATAACATATGGCTACAATTTCGCTCCGCAAAAGATTTCTCTTTTTCTAGCGCTTTCAGTATATCATATCGTTGACCTCAACGGAATGATGCTATTCTGCTTTACCAGCACCCAACGCTGTGACCGCCACAGTGCCCCCAATACCTCCGGCGAACCCAGCTAGACCGCTTACTACCATCTTTATCGTCTCGTAGTCTAGTGGCTGCTTGGTGACTCCTGATAAGACGACAAGGGATAGAGTAATAAGGATTATTCCTGATATGGCAATGATTGTGGCTTTTTCTCGCATGGTATTCATTCCTTTCTTTAAGGTTTACCAAAAGGTAAACGTTTACCAAAGTAAACCACTGATTATAAGTCGCTCTATGGTTTACCTAATTAAGCTAGCTCCATTCTCTTCGTCGCATGACCTAACCCGATAATATGTTTTGTCAGTTCATCAGCCTTGCTATTTAGTACACGAACAGAAAGATAAACATCAAAGTCCGGTTTAACCTCTGCCACACCAACCCCATCCTTAATATTTTTCATCTCCGCATCAATAGCATTCAGTAGATCATCCCACGTTTTGCCATGTTTGGCTAAAAACTCAATAGGATCAACGTGATTTGTCTCATGCCACATTTGCGATATGCCGCGATGGGAATACACATTAGGGCCAGTATGCCAACCGTATCGAACACACGCCTCAGCGACAAGCCAGACGGTCCTATTCCACACTTCAGCAAAAGGTTCAATCTCACACATTTCAACAGAAAGGAATCGAGAATTAGCAGTTGGTCCAGCGTGCCATGCTTTTTCTGTTTCTGGTATGCAGCGAATGATAGTTGTAGGATCCACGAAGTAATGAGCCGACGCTTGCCGATCTGCTGAATTAAAATAGTCATGCTCTCGTTGTGCTGTTGCTCCCGGGGTTGCTGTGCTATGGATAACGAACCCCTGCGGGGATATTTTGCTACCGGGACGATTAAATTTAAGTAGTTGCTCTGATATTTGGTAAGGCATGGTTAACCCTTTCCTTTCAGTTCTTCAACATCTTTTTGCAGATAACCCATCGTTTTGTCCATGCTATTGATTGTGTCGCTAATCTTAGTGATACTTAAACTTATCTCATGCTGGGTATCGTCAGATTTTCTGATGTGATCCATTAGTTTTGATTCTCTTTCCTGTGAATTTCCAATTTGTTCACGATGCTCTTTGCGAGTATCGAACAGAAGCCAGACAAACAGTCCGGGCACGATCCCGAAAGACATTACGAGTTGAACTACCATTTCTGATGTCATTTAGCCACCACTCTCCCCTTTATTGCTTCAATCGTTTTTGGACCTATTCCCTGCACTCTGTCAAGGGCGTATACGTCCTCATACGGCCTACCTTGTATGATTCTAACTGCTAGTACATTACCGATGCTAGGAAGGCTGTCCAAGGCTTCTACAGTGGCGGTGTTAATGTTTATCTTAGGGGAATCTCGAATGTGCAATGCGATGAACAGGGATATGGTTATGGATATTATTAACAGAACTATGATGAGGAGTTGTCTGTCCTTTGGCTTAATAGAGGAAATGAAATTGCTAGTTTCAGTAAAGGCCTTTCGATAACCCTTGGACCATGAACGAGTGCTTTCGTTATAATTATCGAGTGGAGTTTGTTCTTTTTCTTTTAGCCATGAAGTGAGTTTAGTCCACATTTTGCACCTCCTAGATGGGAATAGGAAAAGACAGGCATCATTACGATACCTGTCTTCTTAGGTGCAACGTTAGCACCCCTTGTCATTGGGATTTGTCCGTATACTAAGGCCGCCCGGACAAGGGGCGTCTGTCGCTAGATGATCAGTCTAGCCAAGCCTTAGTTTTAATAGTGTACCACGAATATCACTTTACATAAAGACAATTGCTGTAAAGTAATTTTATTCCTTGTTCCATTTTACGTTAAATTTCGCAGAAGTAACGTGGTATGATGGTGGGAAAATTTAGAGGGGGAAGAAAATGAAAAAATTAATCAAGTCGTTGATATTAGCCATGACGCTAACCCTAATGTTCACGTTACCCGTATTAGCAGAAGAGACAACTGATGCTGCCACTATGGCCCAAGAAATTGCCGATGTACGTTCTCTTGAAATGTTTGGCATGATCACCCTTGACGCTAGGATATTTAACCTGACCACCGAGTTGCAAATACACAAGTTGAAGGTTGAGTCGGATTCTACATTCGCCCAAATAGCCCAAGGCTTAATGTTTTCGGATGGCGACACGCTAACCCTAAAGGCTAGGAGATTTAATTGCATAGCACTCATGTCCTCGTATGGATTTATGACCGACGACGAGGCTATAGACCAATTGCAGGCATTGAGCTTGGTTCAATAGGGGGAAAGAGGTGAAGGAATGAAAAAAATTAAATCGGTGGTCTTGGCTATAATGATGGTCGTAGTGCTTACGTTGCCCGTTATGGCAGGAGAAATACCAGTGAATACAACGCAAACTAATTCACCTCGGATTGAATTAGTAGACACTAAAGCACCAAAAACGGTAAAGGCAAAAGCCGTATCTAGTAGTCAGATAAAGATAGGATGGAGTAAGGTTGTGGGCGCGGATTACTACCTAGTTTATCATTGTTACGACAAGGACGGGGCCTTCACTCTGCTCACCAACTCGGACGGCACAAATGATTTTGCATGGAATGGAGATTATTCAGCTAATGCCTATGGCATACAACCTAGCACTACGATGTACTTTATGGTCTGTTCCGTAAAGGATGGCTACATGTCTTCTTTTACTAAAAAAGTTAAGGCAACAACATTGAAACCTAGTAAGTCGGATCAAATTGCAGCCATGAGAGCGCAAGAGATTGTGGCTCCTGTTGGGTCGACGTTAACCATCAACGCTAGAATCAGCAACCTAATTATCGAGTTGCAGATTCATAAGCTGAAGTATGAATCAAATGCTACATTTAAACGAATAGTTCAAGGGATGATCATGCAGGGCCCGGGGTTAGGTTTAAAAGCAAAACAGTACAACAGTATCGCAACGCAGGTTCTACACGGATCGTTAAAGGATGATGTGGCAATAGCTCAACTACAGGCGTTAAGTTTGGTTCCATAAAAGAGCATAAAGATAGAGCAGGGAATTGACCCTGCTCTTTTATATTAGGGTGAGTTGTTAGATAATAGACTTAGTATTATGATAGAGTATTGTTGTGGTATTGTTCTGTGCTTGTGTTTATTTAACAGGATACAAATTAAGGAGTGATGCTAATTGAAAAAGTCAGAAGCAATCTTTACCACGATTGTCGTAATGACTATTTTCTATTGCGGAATAGGATACAAGGTTATCCAAGGCTATCTGAAGGACATCGGAAATCTAAGGGGCTCGATCGTTGAAGCAAGGCAATTACTAAGTTCATCCGATAAAAAACAAATCGAGTACGCAAAAACAATTTTAGACAATGCTCAATATAGCCTAGAAAGAAGCAAGGAGTAAAATGCTCCTTGCCTTTATTTTAGCCAACTCGTTCCCTTTTTTTTCTTCTTAGCCTTAGCTAATTCTTCATCAGATTCCAGCAACCCTTGAGTTTGGTATTTATCAAACGCTGCCCGAAGTGCATCCCTTTGGTCATATAGCGCATTCATCTCTGCTTTCTTTGCGTCGAATGGAGTTATTTTCGCCCCCATCAAGAAGGTGAGTAGCTGGTTGAACTTCTTATCACCTTTTAGATCAAGAGACTTAGATACATTCTCCATAAAAGGAACTTGCGACATCATATACCTAACGCCTGCCGGGACCTGTAATTCCTCTACTCCCTCTTTGCTTACTCCGTATTGTGCGCCCAATAGCTTAACAACGGCATCCGGTAGGTCAGGAACATACCCGGGTGCCTTTTTCATTTCTCCGGGATATTTCTCGATCTTATCACCAAAGAAAGTATTCTGATTGAATCCTAGTTCTAGCGGGGCCTTGAGTAACGGGGATAACGAACTAAGTGCAGTTTTTCCGATTTGAGCAGGATTCAACTTCTCCAAGTCTCCGATCGGTAGATTAGCATTCCAGTACATAGGATTTCCACCCTGTTCAAGTGGGGTCTTGACCCAATTTGGATTGTCCATATACTCGGGCATATTCTTTTCGTTAACAGGTTCAGAGAGATCCCTAACCCCGTTGAGTGCCTTTTGAGTTGCCGCATATTTACCAGGAGTCCTGATTAAGTTCTCAGCCTGTAGCGGGACGTTTTTCCGCAACCATGTATAGAAGGGAACTGTTCTCTTTAGGACATTCTTCTCAAAAGGCGTAACATCCCTATAATCGAAGAGTGTTTTATCTACAGTCTTTGCGGATTGCTTTACGTCACCAGTTTTCCTTAGTTCAGAAAGGAAGTTGAATGCCCGGGCCTGATTCTCTACCCCAGTACCTACGGTTCTTCCTGCTTTAATTAATGCGTTATTTTGAGATAATGGATTCAGAAGTTGAGGGGATAGATTACCTTTTATCCCTGCATCAAGTTTCTTTTCGATGTATCCGGGTATATCCGAGCCGAACCACCCCGAACCAATGACTCCTTCTTTCTTCATCAACTCTTTAGTTTTAGCGAGAGTCATCTTTTTTCCGCCGACATCAATCGTTTTGTCAGATACCTTCTTTCCGATAAGGGGTAGATCGGTTGCGTTTACGCCTAATGCCCTAACGTGGTTCATAGAATTAAGTAATTCCTTACCACTGTTTAATGCGGTCTGAAAGGCGTTGGATTGAGCATTGCGAATATGGAACCCAGGGTTAACGGCCGTGGCATACCCCTTCCATAAATTTAAAGCTTTGTCATATGCTCCCAGTATACCCTTGCTACCCTCGTCAGATTGCGAAGCCTTGAAATTGTTTAGCTCCCCGGCTATTTGTTTAGGCAGGGCATATACCGGGACATTCTTCGAAACAAGCATACCACTTCTGATTGCCCCGGCAGGGACTTCGATCATTTCTTCCTTACCCATACCCTTAACTAATTCCAAGAACTCATCAGGGACAGTACCGGCAGGGAAAAAGGCAAGACTTCCCTTGGGTAGATAAACCCCCATACTCGGATCAATCTTGTCAATATTCTTGGCATTAATCTTTGTTCCATACTTTTCTAAGGTTTCGTTGATAAATTTCTGTGTTTCGACAGCTCGCGCCGATACAACTTGACGAGAACCAACTAGTTTAGCGATATCCGTTTCCGGTTTTAGTCCTGCGTTTTGAGCTTGCGCCAAGGTGTCATATGTTTTAGCTTTTCCGTGGCCTCCGATTGATGCTTTTATACCCGGGTTATTTATTATCCCCCCGAGGAACTTCTTCTCTTTATCGGGATATATCCCCGGCAAGTAGTTAGCTCTTGGGGTTTTTAGTAATCCTAGCCCAACCTCTTCTGTCGCAGAAGCGTTGAGCGACTTGCTTGCCATGTCGGCAAGTTCCTTCACTCTATCACTTGCCCCTGTGTACATAGAGGGGTGCTGAACGGCATGTGAGGCTGTAGTTCTCTCTGCTGGTGTAAATCCCTCAGCCATACTGATAGCGTCATCCACGGCCTTATTCTGAGCATAGGATAGGGAATTTTGATAACCTTTCTTTGTATCGACAAACGCATCCCATGCCGCCTTATCCATTCCTGCTTCTCTGAAATTCGGCACAAGAGCCTTGCCTAATACTTGAACTGGTTTAGAATCCCTGAGCAAGTTACCCACTTTATTCAAGCCAATCTTTTCTGCCCCCGATTCGATGACGCTACCCGGGATAAGGGATGCTCCCATGAACTTCAATCCACCGCGATCTACGGCCTCTTTTCCTAGTGCCTTGGGAATAACCTTCCCTAATCCTTTAGCGGCCACCTTGCCCCCAATCTTAGCCCCTGCGCCAACCCCAAGAGTTAGGTAGGTGGTTGGGTCGAGTAAGGTATCGCCAGCGAATCCCAATACAGAGCGTAGCTTACCGCGCTCCATCCCCGATTGCTCCAACACATCCCTGTATGAAGTTTTATCTTCCCCACTTAGTCCTCGGTATGCAGAGCTTGCGACATCTCCCATTGAATCATCTTTACTATCAGTCAATGTTTTAGCCACATTAGCCGAAGCATACTGACCGCGCGAAATAACATCTAAGACATCACCGAGCAGCCCAGTATCTTGTGGTGTGTTGAGCTTTCGCTCAAGCCAATTGCGATCGTCAGATTCCCCGGGCACAGGCAACGATCTTGACCTCAGTGCAGAGGTTTTGTTATTAACCTCTGTCCTCATGGATTTCTGAGCAGTTGAAAAATCATCTTCTTCCAGGAGAGATCCGGGGTCCTTTAGCCATTTCGTTTTCGATTGAGTGCTATTGCTTAACCAAGCCACGGCAACGCCCCCTTAATACTACCACCGTTTGAATGCTGATTTTGTTAATCCATCAGCTTGACTCTCAGTCTTGGCTTTCTGTGACTGAAGCCAATTCATAAGGAAACTATTATCGTAGTTTCTGAGCCTTGCTGTGCCATCACTTTGATATACACCCAAGTCCTCTATTAGATCATCAATAGTCGCCCCTTCAGCCAATGCGCCTTTCATTTGGTTCATCATACTATTGGTGGCGGTATCACTAAATGGTTCTGGCTTTTTGGTTTTTAGCGGAGCTGTTTTCACGCTACCTAAGATAGACGGCACGTAACCCTGCGTTTCTCTCGGTAGGAATTGAGATACAGCAGTCCAATCCCTACTTCCAGCCTTACTAATAGCATTATCCACAGCACCAGGTCCAGCATTATAAGCCGCCAACGCTAATTCATTGTTTCCATATTTCTGCAGTTGTTGGCTAAGGTATTTCGTCCCGCCCATTATGTTCTGATCAACGCTAGAGGTATCAGTTACCCCCAACTCCCTCGCGGTACCGGGCATAAGTTGCATTATCCCGCTGGCTCCCGCGGAACTGATTGCGCTAGGATTCCCTCCGCTCTCCTGGTTAATAACTGCACTGATAAGTCCGGGTGATACTCCGTACTGTTGTGCGTACTTATTGATCGATGATGAATATTCGCCCGAACTTGCGCCGCCTCCGCTACTGGGCCACTCACCCGTTACATTCAACTCATTCACGTTGGCATTTTGTTGAGAAATCTTCCGGCTTTCAGCATCGCTGTAATTACCAGAATTCAATGCGTCATACTTATACTTATTATCGAGAGTATCCTTCGACATGCTGTAGTCAAAGTTTTTCTGCTTCCATTCATCGTCAAGCGCATCTTGCCTAAGTTTTTCATCATACTTTTTCTGCTCAAGCGTATCCATGCCGAGGTATTTCCCGGTTGCCACGGATGTCTTTACCGGGAGGTCTACCATATCTTTGGCTTGATTTATTTCCATCTGTTGACGGGCCAGTGTTGGGATACCTCTGTCTGAATCTACCCTAGGCGCAGCATTTTGAGCTATAGCAGCCCGAGTCTGTGACGAAAGATCACCACTATATTCATTGTAGGCCTGTCGAGTACCGACAGCGTCCTGCCCGAATATGCGCTGCGCCCCATTTAGCTGCTCATCCGTAACTCCTGTACCTGTGCCGCCCAAGAATACATCCCGTGCCGACAATTGGGTTTTACCCGGAACATAAAGATTTACGCTTCGCCCCTTGTTTGCGTCTACGTCTGCTTGTAGTCCAAAAGTCCTTGAACTTGAACTGTCGGGTTGGTCAGGCGCAGCATTCATTGAGGTTCCATTCTCGATGCTGTTTAGGTATTGCTCTAATCCGTACGCAGTATCTTCAGGCGACTCGCCGTGTACTCTTGTGGCCGACCCAATCATTTCATCTGTTACGCCTGTTCCAGGGCCACCGAGAAATATATCTTGCGCGGTAAGCTTGGTTTGCCCTGGAATATATAATTGAACATTCTTCCCTTTATTGGCCAAGACATCATCCTGTAGGCCATAAATAGCCACGCTCATCATCCTTTCTTGAGAAATAGAGAGAGTCGATTAAGACTCTCTCTTGGTACTAGGTGTTATGATTGCAGCACTCCGTTTACGTAGTAT